TCGCGCCTTTGCACGCGCGCATGACCCACGCCCGTTCGAAGCGCATGCGCTCGCGCAACGTCGCCTCGAGGATGCTCGAGACCGTTTGCCAGTCGGCGCGCTCGCGGAAATATGGCGCGATGTGATGGTGCTTGGCGCGGAAGCTCGACTCGTGGCGTTTGGTCACGAAGGCGACTGCAGGCAAGCCCGAGCGCGCGACCATGGCCTCGAGCGCCGTCGTCTTGCCGGCGGCTTGCGTTTGGCCCGAGACCATCATGTGACCGATAGGCACCTCGACCGGCGCGCCGGTGTGGACCTCGAAACCGACGTGCACGTGCGTGGTCATCACGGCGACAACCCGAACGCGGCGAAAGCATCGTCGAAGCGCGCGCGGAAGTCCGGGCACGGGCCACCGCAAAGCGCGCGATAGGTCGCTCGGTCCGGGCCGTTGTCGAGGTCGAAGCGCGGGCACGGCCCGCCGCAAAGGATTCGCTTGACGTGCTCGAGGTTATCATCGGGCTCGAGCGCCGGCACCGCGACGGCGGGCGCCGCCTTGACCGCCGGCACCTTCGGCGACAGCGATGCGACGCGGATTCTCTTCGGCGCCGGCTTCGCCTTCGCCACCGCCTTGCCGGGGTGATACCAGCACCGCCGCCCGTTGATGATGCGATATTTAAGACCGCCGCGGCCATAGACCGCCCCGGCAGCGTGTTGGCTCATGCACGCACCGGCAGCGACTTGCGCCTTGCTCTTGGCGGCGGCTGGCGACGTGGTCGAGACGAGGATCGCGGACACGGCCGCGGCGAGGATCACGGCAAGGTTACGCATTACAAAAACTCCCATTGTTACGGCCGCACTTCCGGCGGTTGCTTGTCGATGCCGAGCGGCAACGCGTCTTCGTTGTCGTCGTCGTACACGCTGCCACGATGGTCGGGGTCGTCATCCGGCACCGCGACCGGCGTGATGCCGGCCTTGCGAAGCTTGGCCATTGCGTCGGCGTCGCGCGCTTGCGTCTCGGTCACGATCTTTTCGACGCCGTCGGGCCGGAAGATTCGGAAGACCCCACCGACCCATGTGCTCTCGCCGGTCGCGTCGTCGGTTTCTTGAATCAAGCGCGGGTGCGCCAAGAAAACGTAAGTCTCGCCGGCCTTGAACCCGCGCGGCACGGCGGTGATGCGGCGCGAGATTCCGAGCCGGTCGGACTCGAGCGCGAACGTTTCCGCCGTCGGGTAAAACTGAGTCCCAATCCACAAGAGCCCGGCGCGCTCGCCCATCCGGTCCGGCGACGCCGCGGCGCACACGCCGGCCATGCCGGTCTTGCACTCGCCCTTGAGCCACGGCCGCGGGTCAATCCACTGCCAACCGCGCGCTTGCTTGATGCCGCCGTTGCAGGTCGGGCACACGCGAAGGGCAATCGGCATTTTGCAGCACGCGACCCCCAATCTCTTGCCGACGAGATAGAGCCCGCCGACCTTGCGATAACCGCACCCGCGTCTCGCTTCGACTGCCATGGCCGACTCCTACAGTTTGTCGAGCGCCGCTTGCGCGTCGCACCGCATGCGTTGGATGGCTGAAAGAGCCCGCTCGATTTCCGCGCGAGCGACAAGGAATTGCGCCGGCGTGTTGTCGCCGTCGGCTTGCTCGAGCGCGGTGAGCGCGGCGCGCAAGTGGTCGGTCACGGTCAACGGTGCTTGCGTCATTCCTCGCTCCCGTGCTGCCATCCGGTCGCTTCCGCCGCGGCGAGGACGACTTCGGCTTGGTCGCGCTCGAGGACGATGTGACCCATCGCCCGGCCGCTCGGTCCGCGCCACTCCAATTGCGAGCGCATCGTTTTCAACGCGGCGGCCAAGGTCTTCGCTTGCTCGGGCGTGAGCGCGGTCATCGGTTGGCATCCCCCCGCGGCTTCGTCGCGGCGACGTGCTCGGCGATGTCGGGCGGCGGCGGCTCGGGCCATGACCAAATGCATTCGCCGTTGACGCGAAGCTCGGGGCGCTCGAGCACGCCGGCCTTGATGAGGTATTCGACTTGCGACGCGCTATTGAACCACCGCGTTACGATGACCGTGTCGCCGAGGTCAACCGTGTGGCCGGGCTCGTCGTACTGGTAGAGCACCGCCGGGCCGGCGAGCAATTTGCCGTTGAGCGCAAAATACGATTGCTCGAGCGGCGGCACGAAGAACGCGAAGTCGTAGGCGACGAGGCCGATGCCGCCGCCATCGCACAAGGGCATGAGCACGGAATGGTCGAGTGTGCCGGGCTTGAGGCCGACCATCGCGTAAGCGTCTTCGATGTCCCCGACATTGACGCGTTGATAGAGGCGCACGGCCGGGTCGATGATGACGAATTTCATCGGGCACCCCGCTTGACCATCCCGTCGCCGAACATCACGCACCATTGCCCGAGGTAATCGGTGTCGGGCGACAGACTCCCTTGACAGATAAGCTCGACCGCCTCGCGGATGCGTTGGCGTGCGAGGTCGTCGGTCACCTCGACAATCTGTGCGCAGAAATTCACCGGCGACATGCATTTGCACCACGAGCCGAGCCCATCGACTAACACCCGGTCGCGGTCGCCATCCGGTTGAAGCGCGTACAAGACAAGCTCGTGCGTCGCGCATGGCACATAGATTTTCGGCAGCAACAGCCCCGGCGTCGGGCGCAAGTGAATGAGCGAAATGAGGTACGAGTGCCAAACGGGGTGCGCCCATTCGGCCTCGACGAGCCACACATCGACGCTGGCATCGCGCCGGCCGGTGCGCCGGGTGATGGCCTCGAGGTCGAGCCGCCATGCCTTGCCGTGCCGCAAGTGAATCGTCGGGGCGGCTTTCATGGGCGCGGGTGTGGTCATGCCGGCGCCCCCGTGTCGTCCGGCGTCACCTTGGGCAACGACCGGTGATAGGCGTCGATGCTGCCGCGGTCGATCATGACCTTGCGGCCCATCCGGTACGCGTCGATTTTGCCGGCGCGGATGAGGTGGTAAGCCTTCGTGCGTTGAAAGCCGCCGTATTTGCAGGCGTCTTTGAGCACCATGAGTTTCGGCATGCCGGCGGCGTTGAGCGCCATGGCGTCCTCACGACTAATTTGCGGAATCCCATCCTTGCCGCCACGCTTCGGCTTCGGTTTCCCGTTCGGGACTTCGGTATTCCCCGGGAACGCCACGGCGCGCGACGCCTTGACGCTTGGCCTCCGCACCGCGCGCGCGAGCGATGTCCTCGGGTGATTCCGAAGCTTGCCCTTGCTGCGACGGAGTCGTTGCGGTGTCCGCCGTGTCGGCGGCCGGTGCTTGTTGCTCTTGGCCATGTTGGTCGGCTCCCTGAGACTGCGAGGATGGGTCGTCAATCGGATGGTGGCTTTCCTCGACAGTCTCAGGGGCACGACCGCCGAAGTGGTCCAAGGCGGCGGCTACCCCATGCACTTGTTGCACGCCGCGGGGACCGTTCGGCAATTCATCGGATGACTCGACGCCGTAAAGCTCTTGGTCGCGCTCAACGAGTCGGTCGAGGTCGTCGCTTGCGGAAGGCAACCGCTTATAGAGATTGCGAAGCACGGTCTTTTTCGCGGCTTCGTCGTACCACTCGCGCCACATCGGGCCGTCTTTTGCCTTGCTCACGGCGCGGCGCCGATTGATGTCCGCGGCCGACATCACGCGAATGACCTTGCCGCCATCCTTCAAGAGGGCGCGCGCGTAAGCCTTGATGATTTTGCCGTTGCCGTCGCCCGGCACGTGCATGAGGTGCGGGCCGTTCTCGTCGATGTAGTATTTGAATTCGACATCGTCGTCGCGCACGACCTCGGCGTCGACTTCCTTGAACTGCCCGGAGTTGACGAAGCGGTCGCGCATCCCATCGACCATGATTTGATATTGCGCGACGAGTTGCCCTTTGGTCGGCGAGTTGGGGTTGTTGTCCTTATAGTGAAGGATGACCGCTTGCCGGCCGTCCGCGACGACTCCGTCGTTGGCGCATTTCTGTAGCGCGTTGAAGAGCGAGCGCCGGTCGCACGCCAGCAACATCGGGTTCAATTGCACGGCGGTGAGCGCCGTGCGGGTGAAACGTTGCGGCGAAATGTGCGGCGGCAGCACGGCCCGGAATTCGGTCTCGCGCGCGGCAAGCTGTTCGCGGAAGACGACGAGCGGGTGCTTGTTCGGCTCTTGCGGTTGTTGGTCGGTGTTGGTCATGCGGCTTCACCTTTTGTCGGCTTGCGTCGGTCATAGATGCGCAGCACGCGCTTATCGCGCTCGGGCATCGTGAAGGCGTTGAAATGCGAGGTCTTCCACGTGATGCGGAAATCGGGGATACCTGAGACGCGCTCGGCGTCGCCCATCTTGTCCATAATCTCGGCCTCGATTTCCTCGCACCGGGCCGTGTCGGTCTTGATGCGGTCTTTGAGGTCGGCGCGTTCGATGAGCATGGCGCGCAATTCGTTGTCGCCGAAAAGGTCGATGACCTTGTCGGGCACCTCTTTCGGCGACAGCATCGCAATAAGCTCGCGGTCGCGTTTGTAATCGAACTCGGGCTCGCGGCCGGCGGCGATGTCCGCGAAGAATTGCCGCGCCTCATCCTCGAGGCGCTTGGCGGTGCCGGCGTGGTACTCGACACGCACGAGCGCCAAGCGCGAGTCAAACGCCGAAATCACCATGCCGGCGAGATAGCCGTGCGACACGCCAAGCATGAGCATTTGAGTCATGAGTTGGAGCACGTGCCGGAATGGCGCGCGGCCTTTGCCGGGCTCGCCGTCGCCGTTTTCCCACTCGAGGTCAAAGTCGGGCGGCATGCCGATGGTCTTGGCCTCGAGCGGCACTTCGGTGCCGTCGGGCTCAATCACCTTGGCGTCGAGGGTTGCGCCGAGAAATTTTTCGAGGTCGCAAGCAAAGATGCGCACCGGCACGATTTTGAGGTGCGGATACAGGCGCGCGACCTTGTTGAGCACCGTGATTTCATTGTCGCGCCCGGATTCCATCCGGGCGTTGTCCGGCCGCGGCGGCAATTCGATGTCGGGGAATTTCCCCTTCCTATACCAAAGCTCGCGCTTCGACTCGAAACCAATACCGACGAGCGAGCCCGTTTCGGACCCGCCGACCACTCGCTCGCGCTCGGGCGGGAATTTGTCGTGAGGCCAACCGGTGAGGTCGAAAAACTGCACGGCCATGTCATGACTCCACGCGATAGCGACTGCGCTTGATGCCGAGCGCGGGGTTGCCGCGCCAATGACCCTCGACCGGCAAATACTCGAGCCGACCTTCGCACCATCGAAGATGGGTGCGGCAGTAGTGCAAGCACTTCTCGCCGGTGAGGTGAGCTTCCTTCGACGGCTCGCCGCTCTTGTCGTCGGGCAACGCGACCTTGAGCACGATTTCCGTCCACGCCCGCAACGGGAATTTCCCGACGAGGCCGAGCGCCTTCAACTTCTCGCGCTCGACGCGCTCGTGCGGCATGTGCTGCCGTTGGCCGATGATGCGCGGCGAGTTGATGATGGCGAGCGCCGCGTAAGCGAGCCAAAAGCTCAAATAGATTCGGGGATCGCCGTGCTCTTTAACGGCGGAGGCAATGCCATCAAGACAAGGCTTCGGGCCGCTTCCGATCAGCGGCAGCCGACGTGAGAACAGAAGATCACGGAAGTGCCATACACCGTCGTCGCGAAGAACTTGCCACAACAAGCAGTCATCAATACAGGTCTCATCACTCCGCAAGAGCAAAGCATAGCCAGAAAATTCGAGCCACGTGGAAGTCGCTGGTAAAAATGCAAGTCGCGAGCTAAGCCGGTCTCGGGACTTCGTGAACGCGTCTTCCATCCGCGTCGCTTGCTGGAAGACCAAGTCTTGCGCGGCCACAACACTGAAACACTTGAATTCGTTGACCACCTTCCACGCAAAGCGCCGCTCGTCACCGTAGACGGTGCGAAATGCGCCGGGCGTCGTGAGGTCTTTCAAGAGAGCGAACGCGAGCGGAGTCATGATCGACTCCCGCTGCTACGCAATCGGCAAAGCTTCCCCGACATGGGTTTGACCCCATCCGCACGCGATACCAAAACTGGCTTTCCCGTCCGAAGAACAGCGAAACGGCAAGGCGGCGGGTTCGTTTGCGCTCTTAATTGCCCGACCGGGTCGTCCGCTATGTTTCAATTCTCGACACACGAACGTCACTCTGTCAACGCTTCCCCGAAGTTGGAGGCTCAATCCGCTCAACTACAAATAAACGTCGCGATGACTAACGCACAATGGTGAACGTTGGTGAACGATAACCGCGCGAGACAAAAAAATTTTGTCCACCGGACGAATTCGGTTGCTTCGCTTCCGGTATCGTTCATTAGCGTTCTTATTTGTGCGCGTGGCTGTTGACCTCTTGACGCGCGGCGCGCTCGAGGCGATTGCTCGCGGACCCCATGCGCCCATCTTCGGCAAGAGCAATGACCAAGAGAAAACGGTCGGAGCGGCGCGACCCTGTAATGCATCGAGTGCACACCGTCCGCGGTACGGCAGTCCGCATCGCGGCGGCGTGTCACATCACGCGCGAAGCGGTTTGGGATTGGAAGCATACCCCGGCGGTGCACGTGCTCACCGTCGAGCGGTTGCTTGGAATCCCGCGCCACCTCATCCGCCCCGACCTCTACCAGCGACCAAGCCACCCGCGCACGCGGCGATGGCTCACCAACGGGAGACGGAAGAATGGCGAAGGCAGCGGACGCACAGACGAACTCATTTGACCCGGCGATTGTCCAATCGCTCACCAACAAGGTTGACGGCTGTTTCACCGAATTGGAATCCGAGCGCGGCACCTATATGCGGCGATGTCGTTCGATCCGCGAGCGCATCCGCGGAATCTATGACGAGGCGGCGGCGCGCGGCCTGCCGAAAGACGAATTCCGCACGTTCATAAAGGGCCGACAGGCGCTCGCAAAAGCGCAACGGCTTCTCGAGGACTTGGAAACCGAGCAACGCGAGACGGTCGAAATGCTGGCCGAGGCGTTTGGCGACGCGAAAACCTTGCCGCTTTTTGCCAGCAAGATTGAGCGCGTGCAGCAACAACGGGGCGACGGCGCCGCCGCGCATCACGCATAGGCGGTGCCATGACCGACGAGACACCGCGGGCACTCTCGCGAAGTGAGACTCACGACTTGAGCATGGTCGTCAAAGACCGGGCCAAAGTCTTGCGGGCTCACGTCGAGCAACGGTCGGCCGAGGTCATGGCGGATTTCGAAGCCAAGCTCGCGGCGGTCTTTTCGTTCGATGACGACGCGGTGTGGCGGCAAGCCGTCGCCGAGGCGCAAAAGGTCGTCGAGGCGAGCCAAGAGGCCATCGCCGAGCGGTGCAAGGTGCTCGGCATTCCCCCCCGCTTCGCGCCGTCGCTCACCCTGCAATGGCACGGCCGCGGCGAGAATGCCGCCACCTCCCGCCGGGTCGAGCTTCGGCGCGTGGCCAAGACTCGCATCGACGCCATGGCCAAGGCGTGCGTCACCAAGATTGAGCAACAGTCGCTCGAGCTTCGCACGCAAATCGTCGGCCTCGGTCAACTCTCACCGCAAGCTCGGCTCTTTCTGGAGTCGCTGGCGCCGGTCGATGAGGCCATGCGGTCGCTCGACTTCCGCGAGGTCGAAGCCTTGCTCGAGGATCAAGAGGCGCGGCGGCGCCGGGGTGATTACTCGTGAGGCGGTGAAATGCACGTGACGCTCACATGGTCCGAAGTGATTGCCGCCGCGTTGGTCGGCGTCATGCGGCAAGTGCAAAACCTCCGCGACAAGCGGAAGGACCGCAACGGCTGCCCGCCCGAAGAGGGTTGGACTTTTCACATCAACGGCGCGTGCGGCGAGACGGCGCTTGCGAAGGGACGCGCGAGCTATTGGACGGGAATGGGTGCGCTTGGCGACCTCGACGCTCGCGATGTCGGCGGACTGCAGGCGCGCACGACGCCTTACCCCAACGGCCGCTTGAAAATCTATCCCAATGACAATGACGACGATGTCTTTGTGCTCGTGCGCGGCTCCGCGCCGACGTTCGAACTCGTCGGATGGATGACCGCCCGCGAGGCCAAAGCCGCACGCGACGATAAAGGCAAAGACTTCTTGTGCGACCCGACCAATGGCGGGCGACCACCGGCTTACTTCGTGCCGGCGCCGGTGCTGCACCCAATGGAGGAATTGCCATGACCGACCGCGTGCCCGTGCCGTGCGCCGGGTGCACCGCTTGTTGCCGCGGTGGCGAAATGGTCGTGCTCTTTGAAGAGCATGGCGACGACGTGACGCTCGAGCACGACCGGGTCGAGACCGAATTCGGGCCGCTCTTGCTTTTGCGCCACAAGCCGAACGGCGATTGCGTTTACCTCGGCGAGCACGGTTGCACAATCTATGACCGAGCCCCGGCGGTGTGCCGGCGGTTCGATTGCCGCAAATATTTTCTGGCGATGCCGCGCGAAGAGCGCCGGCAAATGGAACGGCACGCCCGAGCCAAGATCGAAATTTTCGAGGCGGCGCGGCAACGCCTATCGACTCTCACACCGCTCGAGCGCGCGGACGCGATGCGCCGCCGCATGCTGGCGCGGCCCGAGGTCAAAGACCGCAAGCGACTCCGCGACACATTGCTCAACCCGTAGGGAGGACTCCGCATGGCAACGCCAAATCGCAAGGTGCTCGACCTTTCGCATCACAATGAAATCTCGTCGATGGCTGAAATCGTTGGTGCCGGCATCATCGGCATCATCCACAAGGCGAGCGAGGGCATCGGGTGCCCTGACGAGTCCTATGCCGGGCGCCGTGACGAGGCCAAGGCCGTCGGCTTGCTGTGGGGCGCCTACCACTTCGCGACCGGTAGCGATGTCGAGGGCCAAGTTGACGACTTCCTCAGTCGGGTCGGCATCGACGATGAGACGCTTTACGCGCTCGATTGGGAAGACAACCCGGGCGGCACAAAGATGAGCCTCGAGCAAGCCCGGGAATTTCTCGAGCTTGTCGAAGAGCGCACCGGCCGCAAGGCCGTGCTCTACAGCGGCAACACCGTCAAGGAAGCACTCGGCGACCGGGTCGATGAGTATTTCGGCGAGCACCGGCTTTGGCTCGCGCAATACAGCAGCGACCCCGAGCCGCAAGCGTCATGGGGCGAGTGGTGGCTTTGGCAGTATTCGGACGGCAACAACGGACCGCAACCGCGCGGGTGTCCGGGCGTGTCGGGCGATGTTGACACGAACTCTTTCGACGACGCCGACGAGGACTTGATTGAGCAATGGTCCGGCTTCGGCGAGGACGACCGACCGGCGCGCGACGTGCCGACCGTGACGCTGCACGTGTCATCCGACAAGCCGGTCAAGCTCGACGTGGTGCTCGAGGGCGACAACGTCACGATGGCGGACGACGACGAATGAGCGCGCACGACCCGGTCAAGGCGGCGGCAGAAGAGCTTTCCGGCATGCAAGAGTGCTGGAAAATTCTTGGCGTTCTCGCGCGCGACGCCGAGCGCGTCATGACGGAAGCGGAAGCCCGTTACAACGCGATGGTGAAGCTTCGCGGATTCCTCGCCGGCCGCATCGACGAGCAACAAAGCAAGGTGAACGCGCTTCGGCAAGCCGCCGAGCAACAACCCGAGGGGTCGCAATCATGACCATCGACTTGAACGATGCCGAGCCGCAACAGAACGACGACCACTTTGAAACCGAAGGCGCCGAGGTTGCCGAGTGCTTTGAGATTGACTTCTGTTGCCACGGTCACGGGCGGCTCTCTCTCTTCCGCAAGGGCGCCGAGCGGCCATTTGCCGTCGCGCTCTTCGGACCTCGAGCCATCATCGACATGGCCAAGCTCTTCGCCGAGGCCGCGCACGTCGAGGGGCACGCATGAAATGGTTATTCCCGCGCGTGTGCTGTGAATGCGGCCGGCCGTTCTTTTGCTTCGGCGTGCCGCCCAAGACGTGCGGCGAGCGGTGCCGGCTGGCGCGCCGGGCCAAGGGTCTCGCCGCATACTACAAGAGCCACCGCGGCCAAAAGGCGAAAGCCGAAGCTTATCGCCGGGACATGGAAGCGCCGGCCCGAGCCGAGGCGCGGCGTGCCAGCAACCGGGCATCGCGTGCCCACCATTCGCTCGAGTCCAAGGTCGCGAGCCAATGGAAGGTTAGCACCAAGCAAGCGCGAGCGTGGATTGCGGCCGGGAGCTTCCCGCCATGAGCATCGACCACCAAAAGGGCAACATCGTTTTCATGTGCGACGCCGAGGGGTGCATCGAATACCTCGAGGCCGAAACCGGCAATTGGGAAAGCGCCTTGAACGTGATGCGGCGCGAACGCTGGCGCTCATCGAAGGCGACCGGCGAATGGAAACACTATTGCCCGGGATGCGCGGCGGCAATCATGGGGCAAGGATGACATACGCCGGCAAGGTCTTGGCGCTCGACCTCGCCGGCAAAACCGGATGGGCGGTCGGGGCGCCCGGTGAAGAGCCGCGCCATGGGTCGTTGCGGTTCGCGCGCGAGGGCCATTCGATGGGCGCGCATTTCGCCGGGTGCATGCAATGGCTCAACGACTTCACCTCGGTCGAGCACCCGCGGCTCGTGGTCTTCGAAGCGCCGCTCGCGCCGTCGTTCATGACCGGGCGGACGAATACCGACACCGCGCGATGGTTGCTCGGGCTTTGCGCGGTGGTCGAGGCGACGCTTTACGGCCGCGGCTTCGACGTGCGCGAGGCGACCGTCGCATCGGTGCGCAACTTCTTCCTCGGCACCAATCGCATCAAGAGCGCCGACGCCAAGCTCGCGACCAAGCGCCGATGCGTCGAGCTTGGATGGATGGTCGGCGACGACAACGCGGCCGACGCGTGCGCCTTGTGGCTCTATCAATGCGCGTTGCTCGAGCCGCAAATCGCCGTGCGTTACACGCCACTCTTTGCAGCATTGGGCAGGGGATGACTCGTGGCACTCGAGGTCGATCAGTTGCCCGAGCTTATGGAGTCGGTCGCTCGCGAGCTTTTGGGCGAGCCCAATCGTGCCATGTCCACAAAGGGCGAGCTTCGTTATGGCTCGCATGGATCGCTCTCGGTCGATTTGCGCAAGGGCACGTTTTACGACCACGAGGCCGGCGAAGGCGGCGGGGTGCTCGACCTCATCGAACGCGTCAAGGGATTGCACGGCCGTGACCGCGAAGAGTGGGTCGGCGACCGCTTCCCGCATGTCATCACCGACCGGCCGAAGACCAACGGCCGCGCCGCCAAGGCAAAGCCGCTCGGCAAAGAGGTCGCCCATTACGACTATACCGACGAGGCCGGCTCGCTCTTGTTTCAGGTCGTGCGCTTTGAGCCGAAGACGTTTCGGCAGCGGCACCGCGAGGGCGACCGATGGGTGTGGGGCGCGCGCGGCATCCGGCAAGTGCCTTATCGCTTGACCGACTTGCTCGAGGCCATCGCGCAAGAGCACGTGATTTTCGTGGTCGAGGGCGAGCGCGATGTCGAGACCGTCATCGCCAAGGGCGCGCCGGCAACGTGCAACGCGGGCGGCGCCGGCAAATGGCTTGACAGCCTCAACGATTATTTTCGCGACGCCGATGTCGTCGTCATCCCCGACAACGACCCGCAAGCGCGCAACCCCAAGGGCGAGCTTCGCTTTCACGATGACGGGCGCCCGGTCTACCCCGGGCAGGATCATGCGCGCGCGGTGTGCGCCAACCTCGCCGAGGTCGCGCGCCGGGTGCGGTATCTCGACTTGAAAGCGGCTTGGCCGCAATGTCCGCCCAAGGGCGACGCGTCCGATTTCTTCGCGGCCGGTCACACGCTCGAGCAATTGTACGACATCGCCGAGCATGCGCCCGATTGGTCGCCCGAGCTTCCGAAGCTCGAGCCCGAAAAGCCGCCGGGGCCGCCGAAGCTCGAGACCATCGACCTCGCGAAGTGGGAAGGGTTGCCGGTGCCGGCGCGCCGTTGGGTCGTGCGCGAGCGCATCCCCGCGCGGAATGTTACCGGGCTCTCGGGCGACGGTGGCGTCGGTAAAACCTTGCTCATGCAACAACTCGCGGTGGCCACCGTGCTCGGCCGCGATTGGATAGGCGAGTTGCCCGAGTTTGGTCCGGTCGTGCTGGTCTCGGCCGAGGACGATGACGACGAGATTCACTTCCGGCTCGACAAGATCGCCGGGCACTACGGCGCGACCTTCCGCGACCTCGCGCAAGACCTTCACATCGTATCGCTCGCCGGCAAAAACGCCGTCATGGCGACGGTCGGCCCGCAAGGCATCGTGAAGCCGACGCCGCTTTTCGAATCGTTGTGCAACCTCGTGCGCGAGGTACGCCCGCGGTGGATTGGAATCGACACCGCCGCCGACGTTTTCGTCGTCGATGAGCGCGACCGAAGCCAAGCTCGGCAATGCATTAGCCTCTTGCGCGGGCTCGCGCTCGAGGTTGACACCGCCGTCATCCTGCTCTCGCACCCAAGCTTGCAGGGCATGGCGAGCGGATCGGGCCTCTCTGGCTCAACCGCGTGGAGCAATTCGGTGCGCTCGCGGCTCTATCTGCGCACGCCGAAGAAATCGGAAATCGGCGGCGACAGCGACGACGAAGACGAGGCGTCGGACGTTCGGATTCTCGAATTGATGAAATCGAATTACGCGCGCAAGGGCGAGCAAGTGCGCTTGCAATGGAAAGACGGACTCCTTGTGAAGGAAGGGCAGGCGACGCCAGCACCGGCGGCGACGACATACAATCGCGCCGACCTCGAGCACCGCGCACAGCAAGCGTTGCTTACGGTTGTACGCCGATACAATGAAAACGGCATGACGTTGAGCGCCGAGCCCAACGCGCGCAACTTCGCGCCCGCGGTCGTCGCAAATCTCAACGAAGGCAAGGCGCTCGACCCGGTGAGCGTGGTGCGCCGCAAGCGACTCCTTCGCAAAGCTCTCGACGACATGCTCGGCAAAAGACTCACGACTGAGCCCCGCCCGCTCAACGTTTCGATGTCCCGGCGCAAGCCGTCGCTCGTCGTCATCGCCGACATGGCGAACCCGACAACCGAAGCCGTGCAAGAGGCGCTAAAGCTATGAGCATCTTGCATATCGGAGGTATTTGCCCCCCTACATCACATTGCACCGCAACCCGATGTGATGAAGGTTCGCGGCATTGCAGCAACAGAACGGCCAACATTTTTTGCCTTCATCACATCGGCGACACATGCACCGCCGAAAGGATTGTTGCCCTACCTCACATCGACTTCGGCGAATTTGCATGGCTTGCGCGGCCTTCCGATTTTGGCACTTCGCTCGCGCGCTCAATGCGTTGGCCCTACCTCACATCGCCCTACCTCACATCGGGGTTTTTTGCTGCATCACATCCTCAGACTCCTAGCCCGCTCTTACAAGGAAGCGGGCGTTATAGAACGCCGCTTCCTCGAGCGGGCGATTCCGTCTTCGGCCCCCGCGGTGAGACCTCCCCAATTACCGGCGCGCGTTCCCGCGGCTCGATCTTGGGGGCGACCGCATGAGCGCCATCGAATTGCACACCGGCGACTCCCGCGTCGTGCTGCCGACGCTCGAGCCCGATTGCTTCGACGCATGCGTGACCGATGCGCCCTATCACCTCACGAGCATCATCAAACGTTTCGCGGCGACGAGCGCCAACGACGACACGCAAACCTCGCAACGCGTGCGCGACCGCTCGGATGGATACGCCGCGCTCGCGGCCGGATTCTTGGGCAAGACGTGGGACGGTGGCGACATCGCACTCACGCCCGACATTTGGCGCGCGGTCTTCCGCGTCTTGAAGCCCGGCGCTCACCTCGTCGTGTTCGGCGGCACCCGCACCTATCATCGAATGGCGTGCGCGGTCGAAGATGCCGGCTTTGAGATTCGCGACTGCATCAATTGGCTTTACGGCTCGGGCTTCCCGAAGAGCCATAGCGTGTCGCAAAACATCGAAAAGAAAAATCGTACCGGGCTCGAGCGCCGCAACGGCCGCAAGCTCGGGCTCACGCGTCACCGATGGAGCGGTGACACCGAAGGCAAGCTCATCGCGAGCACCGGCGGCAAGCTCGAGCTTACGTCGGCCGAAGCTCTCGCGTGGGATGGATGGGGCACCGCGCTCAAACCGGCGTGCGAGCTTATTGTGCTGGCGCGCAAGCCGATGAGCGAGGACACCGTCGCGGCCAATGTGCTGCGGTGGGGCGTCGGCGCACTCAACATCGACGCATGCCGGGTCGATGGCGGTGATGCGCTCGAGCGGTGGCCGGCCAACATCGCGCACGATGGCAGCGACGAGGTCGGTGCTGCATTCGGCGGCGACGCCATCGCGCGGTTTTTCTATTCGGCCAAAGCGGATAGCGACGACCGCATCGGCTCCGATCATCCGACCGTGAAGCCGGTCGAGTTGATGCAATGGCTCATCCGGTTGGTGACTCCACGCGGGGGCCTGGTTCTCGACCCTTTCGCCGGCACCGGCACCACCGGCGAGGCAGCGTTTCGCGAAGGATGCGGCAGCGTGCTCATCGAACGCGAGCCCGATTACCAAGACGACATCCGGCGCCGCGTGCGGCTCTTGATGGCCGGGCCGACCGAGCGCGCGGTCGAGTCGATCAAGCACAAGCACCGGGGAAAGCCGCCCGACCTCGGGCCGCTCTTCGCCGGGCTCACAACGGAGGTCGAACGATGAGCATTCTCGACGACGACAATCCCAACGACGTGTTGCCGCGAAGATGGAATCGAAGATGGAAGGGGAAGCGACAACGACAACGACCCCGCAAGACGCATTGCAAGAACGGTCACGAGCAAACGCCGGACAATGTCGTATGGCACAAGAACGGGAAGCGCGGGAAGCGACGCGCGTGCAAGCTCTGTCACAATGAGAGGCAACAAAGATTGCGGAAAAAACATCCTGAGTGGGTGCCGGTAAGTGCGCGCCGCCGGCTCTTAGCAATCCGTGATGCTGCCGCCGCCTTCTTGAACGCTGCACCACAACAAACCGCGGCTGCGCGAGTGCGACTCGAATCCGCGTTGGCAGCTTACGAGCCGAAGCCATGACCGCCGAGCTTATCCGCGCGTCTGACCTTGCGTTCAACCCGCTTGAAGATCGGGTCATGCTCGAGGTCGTGCCGGCGACATGGACGGGCTCGCATGTCGGCATTCGCATCACCGATGCGTTCGCGACGCTCAACCGAATGCCGGGCGGCGTTCGTCGTGCCTCGCTCGGTTTCTGGCCGGCATACCCTTACGCGTGGGAAGACGTGCTCGCGCAATGTGAGCAACACGCCGACGAGCAAGCGCGCGAGCGACGGATTCAAAATCGCTCGAGGTCAACGCCCGACATCGACGAGGTCACTCGAATGGAGCGTGCGATTTATTGGCCGATGCGCTACCTCGCGCGCATTCCGATGCTCGTGCGTGCGGTGAACGTGATGGCGTTCGCTCGAGCCATCGACCGCGATTGCGATTGGGTCGCTCGCAAACGCGGCGGCGACCCGTCGTTGTGGCAACGCAAGCATTGGGCCGGGTGCGCGCTCATCGCCCGCGGGCTTATCCGCGACAAGGTCGGAGTCTTTTGATGGAAGCGCATTGGCTGCACGCGCTTCGCGCGCTCTCAAATCGCAACAGGGGGATGCACATGGTCTTTGAAGTCGTGAAGCGTTGGTTTCGCTATCGCGTGTATTCGCTCGGCCACACCGATGGCGACCGCTTTTGGCTGGCGAGCTTTCGCCATCGTGAGCACGCGACGTTGTTCGTGCTTGCCTTGCAAGGCTATCCGACGAGTGCCGGCGACCCGTTCGATGAGGTGAAGCAATGAAGATCGCGCATCAAGACGTTGACCGCATCCCGGTCGCCGACCTCGCGCTCATGCTCGACATCGGATGGATACGCGAGTGGCCTTTCGAAATCCGGCGTGAGGCTTTCCGCTACATCAAGCGCAACGGATACGAAGAGGCCATGCGACGAGCACGCGAGACCGCCGAACGATTGCGCAAGGTCGAAAGCGAGGTGATGCGATGACGGCAGAATTCGAAATCCCGAAAAACGGTGAGCGCGAATACTTGCGCGCGTTCGGTGTTGTGGCGTTGTTCGTGGCCGCACCATTGACCCGCGTGCCATGCCTCACCGGCTACACGCGCGACCTCGGGCTTTCGCTCGAGTCGGTGCGCACGCGTTGGCATTGGTCGATTGAGTTTTCGCATGCATGGTGGCTTGCCGACCAAAAGACCGCGCGCCAAATCCTCGACGCTGTGAACGCGGTCTATCCGCTCGACCCGCGCGGACTCTTCGCGGTCGAGGCCGACATCATCGCGGCGAAGCTCGAGCACGCGGCCACCTTGCTCGGCGCCAAGCTCACCGCGCACGCCGATGCGTTGCACCGCGTTCGCCAAGCTCTCGCTCGGGTTGATGGCGTCATCGCTTCGGCCAATGCGAGCGGTGAACTTCGTTGGTTCAATCGCACCTATCGGAAGTGGCGCACGACCTCGAGCCCGGAGCTTGCGGCAGCGTTGCCCTATGCCCTCGCCCGTACTCGGCTAC